GGTCGCGGCAGCCCGGCTTTCATCCAGTTACAGCCGTTTTTTGCTGCTTCGTTTTTCGCATTTGAAATGGGGACAGATTCATGCAGAACAATTTGCGATTAGAGTGGTTGGACCCTGGGACATTGGCTCCGAATCCTCGGAATTACAGGCAACACCCAGAGAAGCAGAAAAAGATTCTCGACGCGATCCTCAGTGAAGTAGGATGGGCTGGAGTTGCCTTGTATAACGAGACGACCGGTCGGTTGATCGATGGTCATGCAAGACAGGAGTGGGCGATCCAGCATGGTTGTGCGATGCCAGTCCTTATTGGAGCCTGGACAGAGGCCGAAGAGGTCAAGATTCTTGCCACATTAGATCCGATAAGCGCCATGGCGGAGCAGGTCGATGCAACATATCGAGAGTTGCTCTTGGAGATCGAGACCGAGAGCGAGGACCTCCGGGGTTGGGCAGATAGTCTCCTCCATGAACTAGGACGTAAACAGGGACTTACCGACCCAGACGATGTGCCCGAACTTCCTGCAGAGCCTGTGACGAGGCCTATGGATCTTTGGGTGCTTGGGGAGCATCGGCTGCTCTGTGGAGACTGCACGAATGCCGAAGACGTGCAAAAGCTCATCATGGAGGACAAGCCAGTGCTTATGGTGACTGACCCACCCTATGGGGTTGAATATTCGCCGGAGTGGCGCAAAAGGTTCGGCGCACGGGCGACAGGAAAGGTCCGAAATGACGACAAATGCGATTGGAGCGAGGCATGGTCCCTCTTCCATGGCGATATTGGGTACGTCTGGCACGCTGGCAGGTATGCCAGTCTTGTGCAGCAATCACTCGAGGCGGTAGGATTCGAGATCCGAAGTCAGATCATCTGGGCTAAGCATCGGCTTGTGATCTCCAGAGGGCATTATCACTGGCAACATGAGACTTGTTGGTATGCCGTAAGGAAGGGGTCAAACGGAAACTGGTGTGGGGACCGATCCCAGACAACGCTCTGGCAGATCGCGCACAATAAGTCCGAGACTGGACACGGAACACAGAAGCCCGTCGAGTGTATGCGAAGGCCAATGGAGAACAACACCAGGTCAGGACAACATGTTTACGACCCATTTGTCGGCAGCGGGACATCCATAATCGCAGCCGAGGAGATCGGAAGAAAGTGTTTAGCGATCGAAATTGAACCAGCTTACTGCGACGTCTCAATTCGGCGATGGGAAAGTTTCTCTGGCAAGGAGGCAGTCCTTGACGCAACATCCAAGACCTTTCGGGAAGTAGCCGATGCTCGACGTTAAGAGCGTTCAGCAGCGCCTGGCTACACTGGCGGTACAATTCCGGGACTACCTGGAGTTGAGCCGAAAATCCTCCATGACACGAGCAGACCGGCGACGCATCGCCGATGCCGAGAAGGAGCTGGCAAGGATTATCGAGCCCGAGGAACGCTCGGACCTCCTCGTCAATGTATCCACCGTCGCTGATTTCTACGGCATCACGGTTCGCCAGGTGCAGAATTGGGTGCGGCAGATGGGGTGCCCAAAATTGCGCCATGGTCTCTACGATCTCAAGACTGTCCATGCCTGGTGGATGGAGCACATCCTTGACAGAGATTCAAAGGAGTCCATGGATGCCAAAAAGAAATACTGGACATGGAAGGCTGAGGACGAAAGGCTGAAGGTGGAGCAGAAAGCTGGGAAACTCGTAGACGTCGAAGGGGTAAAACGTGCGGCCTTTACGGAAGGCCGCAGAGTGAGAGATGCGATTCTGAACGTTCCGGCAAGGATTTCTGCACAACTGGCGGTCATGCGGGATCAGTTTGAGGTTGAGCAGTACCTTGCGGATGAACTGAAGCAATCGCTGAGGACCTTGTCGAGTGAACAACCTGCTGATGAATAACCATGATCCGGCTGAGGCTGTTTACCGCCAAGGTTTCCGCGACGGGCTTGCTCCGGACCCAGACTGGCTAATCTCCTGGTGGGCGAATGAGCGAAGGATACTCCCCGATGGGGTCTCGAAGGAGTCCGGCCCCTATCGCTGGGAGCGCACCCCGTATCTGCGGGAGATTATGGACTGTCTCTCCCCTCATTTTCCGGTCAACGAGGTTTGTTTCATGAAGGCGGTGCAGATCGGAGGGACCACGGTGGGGGAGAATTTCCTCCTCTACGTGATCGATGCGGCCCCGGGTCCGGCCATGATGGTCATGCCCACGATGGACCTGGCGAAAGAGCACTCCAAGGACCGGATAGCCCACTCAATTTCGGCCATACCCACTCTTCGAGACAAGGTTAAGGAAATCAAATCCAGGGATTCAGGAAACACGATCCTTTCGAAGCAATTCCCTGGAGGGTATCTCAAAATGACCGGGTCCAACAGCGCCAAGGCGGCCAGGTCCAAATCCATCCGGTATCTCATCCTCGATGACGTGGACGGATTCGACGCGGACATCGGGGGGGAAGGCGACCCCTGCGCACTGTTTCGCAAGCGCACCAGCACCTGGGGCACCAAGCGCAAGATCTTTGAGAACTCGACCCCGACGATCAAGCATCTGAGCCGGATCGAGCGATCCTATCTGGATTCGGATCAGCGCAAGTACGAGGTGCCGTGTCCCCACTGTAGGACTCGCCAAGAGCTCGTCTTCGGTGGGAAAGAGGCTTCCTTTGGGCTGAAGTTTACGCATGATGGGACCGTCTGTACGGACGTCTGGTACGAGTGCAAGGAGTGCGGTGGGAGGATTGACGAGCACCACAAGGATTATATGTTGGCGCACGGAGAGTGGGTGCCGCGCAATCCGTCCAACACCAGGCGCCGAGGCTACCAGATCTCGGCCCTCTACTCTCCGCTCGGGTGGTTCTCCTGGCGTCAGATTGTCGAGGAGTTCTTGTCGGCCGGAAAGAACCCGGAGCTCCTGAAGGTATTCGTCAACACCATCCTGGCCGAGACTTGGGAGGAAGCCGGATCGAAGCCCAAGTGGGAGGAGCTGAAAGCCAGGGCCGAAACCTATTCGGTAATGACCGTGCCTCCCGGTGGGCTCTTTCTCACCATGGGAGTGGACACCCAGGACGACCGGATCGAGTTCGAGATCTGGGCCTGGGGCAGGGATGAGGAGGCATGGCTGATTGCATGGGGGCCGATCTACGGAGATCCCAGCGAGACCTATGTGTGGGACGAGTTGGACCGGTTGCGCTCCATGCCTGTCCGGCATGCTTACGGGGTGGACCTTACCGTTTCCATGACGGCCGTGGACGCCATGGGACACAAGACCCAGGAGGTCTACAATTACGTCCGCAAGCGCAGCGCATCGGTCATGGCGGTCCAGGGGCAGCGAGGAAACAGGCCCGCGCTCGGGAAACCGTCTCCACAGGATGTGAATCACAAGGGGAAGATCATCAAGGGGGGTGTGCTCTTGTGGCCCATCGGGGGGAACCTCATCAAGCAGACGATCTATGACCGGCTGGCCGTCACAAAGCCGGGACCCCGGATGATTCACTTTCCCCAGGGGCTGGATGACGAGTTCTATATCCAGCTGACGGCCGAGCAGAAAGTCACTACGTATCAGAAGGGGTTTCCCGTGCAAGTCTGGGTAAAGGAGCCCGGAAAGCGCAACGAGGCCCTCGATTGCGCCGTCTATGCGTACGGGGCCGCGATCCGGGCCGGGCTGCTGCGAATGAACTGGGACGAACTGGAGAGGATGATCTCTCCGCGAAAGATGGAAGGTCCTGGGGAAACGGCAGCGGGAAAGCCCGCCAGGCCGCGGGTGGTCTACCGGTCAAAGCTGCTGGAGGAACGATGATCCGTAAGCGCGAGATGAGCGTTGACCCGCTGCTCGGCATCCGGGCGGTCGCCGAGTGGCTGGACGTGCACGAGAATACGGTCTACCGAATGATCGCCCGTGGAGACATCGAGGCCTACAAGGTGGGCGGTCTCACCAAGGTATCCTCCGCTTCGGTGCACGCCTACCTCGATTCGAACCGGAAAGGGCTGGAGGAAGGCGAATCGGTCTGAGGGCTTCCACGCCGGGACTGGGGGATGACCCGGATATGGGGAAAACACTTGTCAAGGCGATGCATTCCAATATATTGTGAGAAAACAAAGAGATGTGGGAAGTCGGGACAGATGCCGCCCCCATCCGCGATAGCCCATCCGTTGTTCCGCTGACCCGAGCTGATTCCCATGTCGTGGAGTTATCCAGAAACTGCAGAATTGCTTGTTATCGAGACTGCAAACCGTGAAGGAACCTACGAAAAGAAGGCAGAAGTCTTTTTAAAACTTATCAAGGAAGAATAGCAAAATATGAAAGAGTTAAAGAATAGACGCAATGGAACAAAAACGAGTTCTTTCGGGACTCCGGGGCGAATCAATCATGATTCTTCGGAGTTTTATGACAGCAAATTATATGCGGGCAAAAAGCCGCTTGAAACGATTAAAATTATTGAGAATCATATCCCCGATGAAAACCTT